CTGCCCCACACCTTTCCCGCTTTCATTTCACAATCTCCCAAAGCTGATCGTGGTCTGAGAGTATGGTGTAACGATTATTCCACTCATTCATATCAAGTGGTGTGTTAATCTCTATACCATCAAACCCCGCGACCTCAAAGTCTACCTTTACAGTGTGGATATCATGTCCACTTTTAATCCATCTAAGCTGCTCTAGTTGTTCAACCTCTTCTTCTGGTGGTATGGGCAGATCTCTATATTTTTCTAATGCATCCCGACTAAATCCATACACACCCAAGTGCCTTTCACCATACCCAGCAAATCCTCTACCAAACCACAAGGCTTTGTCAGTATCCGTTTTGATTAGTTTAACCGCCGACACATCTCTTCGTTTGTCTGGATGGCACTCTGTATATAATGTATTAACCGAGCTCGATCGAGTAATTAGCTCTGTTGCGCACGCATCAATCATTGTATTATTAATGTCTGGCATATCTCCCTGAACATTAATGAAGTGTGTGTATTGATTCAAACGGCTGTCGTTAAGAGCTTCTGCACATCTATCTGTGCCGTTATCACACTCATCAGCTGATACAATTACTTCTTCTGGTTTAAAGAGTCTGGATATAAGAGGGCTATCTGTTACGACATATGTATCAAATCCTGAATCCAGGCACCTATAAAACACTCGTTGAATCATTGTTGAGTCGCCTAGGTTACAAAGGGGCTTACCTTTAAACCTCGTAGAATTAAACCTAGCGGGTATAAGAATGGCTATTGATGTCATGTATAATCTCTCTGAAATTGTTTAGGTTTATTATATTGGGCCCATCACTTGGTGAGTTATCTGGATCTGGATGTACTTCCAAGAAGAAGTTGCTAACACCCAATGCAGCAGCTGCGCGTGATAACCCAGGAACATACTCCCTGTTGCCACCACTACTTAACCCTTTACCTCCAGGTTGTTGAACTGAATGTGTCACATCATATACAATAGGGACGTTGAAATTATCCATCATGTATTGTAGACCTGTGAAATCAACTACTAATGTATTGTATCCAAAGCTAGTTCCACGCTCTGTTATCCACACTTCATTGGCTCCTTTCGTTTTGGATAAGATGCCTTGTATGTCCCATGGCGCCAGGAACTGACCCTTTTTAATGTTAACGATCTTACCAGTCTCTACAGCAGCTCTGATAATATCAGTCTGTCGACATAAGAAAGCGGGTATCTGAATCACATCTACAAATGGGGCAACTCTTTCAGCATGGCTGGCATCGTGGATATCCGTGACAATTTTTAATCCTGGAATCTCACTCTTCATAGTAGCAAAGTCGGTAAGAGTTTGGGAGCTTCCCAATCCTCTTCCACCATTAATGCTTGTTCTGTTTGCCTTGTCATAACTTGCTTTAAAGTAGTATTCAAAACCATAATCTTCACACACGCTCTTACACTCACGTGCTATGTGCAGAGACTGCTCCAGCAATTCGTGTTGGCAAGGACCAGCGATTATTCTCACATCAATATTCCCAATACGAAGCATCCTATTGAAACAATTACTGCTGCTAATGTTGCTACTCCAGGGCCCACGATTCGTGATCTAAGTCCCACAAATACTAGTGCATGTAGGGTGATAGAGCATAATATAATCCCCACCACTATGCTTGTTAATACCATTGATATCATTTTATAACTCCATTCTTATATGCATATTCTAATGCATTATTAGCTTCAACGTCCATTGGTCTATTCTCATACCAATTGCCCGTCTCCACATCAAACTGTCTACACAACTCAACTATTTGAGTTGCTGTTATTGGATATCCTTTTTCAACAGCCTTACCTGCTGTGGCGATCATAATACGATACATCTGACGATACCAACCTGTTGCTGATATGGATATGTATTCTGTAGCTAACCTCTTGGGCCAGAAAGGACAATCTTGATATCCAGACCATGTATATGATGTGTTGTCCAACTTACCCTTACGATACTCAACAATCTGCTCCCTCCATGCAGGAGGTAACCTATCCATAAAGTTCTTCGCGTTTCTCGAATCGTCGTAAGGATATCTCGCCATTAAGTAATCAATGTCAATAGGCTCCCCCGCGTTTACGAAAAAGAAGTTACTGGCGTTGTTGTATGTCGCTGGAATGTAATACATTCTCGACAGATCCTTTGTTTGCTTGTCAACAATATTGTCAAGCATGTTGCTGAGTGCATACCAGAAATGCCGGATTCGTTCTTGATCTATGTGATTGCTGAGTTCAAACACCAATCTAAACTTTGGATGGTCAATAGTGCTGCTAGCAGTGCTGTAGCATACGTAGTTATAGTCTCCAAATTTATCTTTGAGTATCTGTTCCAGATCACCTTCAAATATGTTATCATCTACGTCGACAGCAGCCCAACCAGCCCATGCAACAACATTAGCATTAGCTCTGGTTGTTTCTGGTTTAAAGATTGCTGGAGAGATGAGCTGAGCATCTTGCTTTCCTGCCAGCTCTCTCTGGCTCAACCTACGTAGAAAATTGACATACTTATCCCACGAGGAGAAATCTAATCTCCTGTGGGTTTTGTTGTCATAAACAAATCTTTGCTTTTCTTCCCACCACCTAGGTGAGTTGAATACAGTCAGTGAGTACATTATACAAAGAAGTCCTCCAAAGTAGCTTTAGGCTCATCGTCCCAACCCACAGCATCTAAGATAGATCTAATTGGTTCAAGGAACGACTTATCATACATAGTATTATAGTCTATAAACCTGTGTAAGTCAAGCTCTTTTGGTAGATTAAGTGAATATGATATAACATTTTGTTTGATAGGATTAGGTGTTTTTAGATACACAAACTTAATCTTCTCACCATTCTTCACAGTTTCATAATTTCTTAGTCCCTTGGCAGCTAGCTGTTTATTATACACCAAAGCTCCACGGACGTGTATGGGACAACCCTTCTTAAAGATGAGTTTTTTGTCCGCCCATTTATCTAGGTTAGAAATACCTCTTGGAAAGGAAACCTGTTCCGGAGGTAGTTGATTGAACTCTCGTTTAAAGTTCTTGATAAACTGTTGAGTAGCTTCCTCACCATCATCTATAATAATGCGAAAGATCTCCTTGAACTTATCTCTACACACTTGTGGTGTTGATGATTTGACAGCCTCAATTCCCATGATCTTGAGCTTAGGTTGAGCGTATTGAACACCCTCATTGTTATGAACATTGAGGATATATCGCTTCTTGGCTACCCAGATACCCTTATCAGCTATTACCTCACGATCCATCTCCATACGATTCTCATAAGCATTAGTCTTGTCTGATAGAGCTTTATATGCCTTCTCGAGAACACTCTCGAAATGATCTGCAGATATCTTATCAATAAACTTAACTGGATCTGTAGGGGCAAACTTATTAACCAATCCTGTCATCTTAACATACAGAGAATCGGTGTCTATAGCTATGACATAATCAACATCATCGGTCTTGAGGATCTTATTCATCTCCTTGTTGATAGCTTGCTCAGCCCAACGAATAGCTAGTTGACCTGATGTTGTGATAGCTTCTGCCACTCTATGATCAAAGTATCTAAAGAAGTTGTTTCCCAATGCTCCATATAACGAGTTCATCAAAATCTTAATACTCATTTGTTGGTTCTCAAGAGTGTTAATCTCATTCTCCAGCCGTTGAGTTCTATGGTTCTCAAACTCCTGTTTAGCTTCCAACATGCGATTCTTGATTTGTCTACGCTCATCATAATACTGCTTGATGATCCTGGGAATAATCCCTTGACGATCCTTTCGAAAACGAACACCAGTAGCTGCCACAGCATTTTCATCAGCAGGTAGAGTGTATGTTTCATCAAGAAGAGTATCCACATTCACATTAGGTATTCTACCCTCAACCAATGTTTCAGGTGACATGTTATACTGAACGATGATGTTAGGATATAGTGAGTTCAAGTCAAAAGAAGCTACCCACTCATGCATACCAGTCTCTGGATCCTTCACAAACGCTCCTGGATATGGAGTCTTAGCTTTGTGTTGCTTTGGAGGAACAGCAATCTGATCCTTAAACATTAATCGATACAATATACTATCCCATATCGACGTTGTTCCAAATGTCTCTGAGAAGTTAACACCACCCCTATATGCCATAGTCATAGCTAGAGTAATCAGTCCCATCTTCTCCTCTAGACGTTCGATTAATTGCACGTCCTTTATGTTATAATCGATATACAATTGGTGATCGTTGTTATAAAGCGTCTGTAGGTTGCCGTACTCCTCGTATGACAGCTTTTCATCGCCCAACACGATATATGCCACATGATCTAACTTGTAAGATTCTAGTGTACCATAGCTGTACCCAAACTTACGGAATAGATCGTAGTAATCCAATTGTTGGATTCCCATCATCTCGTATGCAATATTGGTTCGTCCAGCTATAACTATATCACGCTGATCAACAACACCCCATGGTGAGAATCTCTTGAACGTATCCCCACCTATAATATTCTTTATGCGATTGATAAGGTATGGTATGTCGAACATACGAGTGTTCCATCCCGTCACAACATCAGGACAAGTTAGAGGACTACTCCAGTATTGAAGCCAATCGAGTAGAAGATCAGTCTCTGTATCAAACTGATTATATTCTATCTCCAGGTCCTCAACAACACATTTATCTGGATCGTAGTCTTTAAGACCCCACACACGATATGTGTTGGATAGATTATTCTTCATTGTGATTGCTGTTACAGTATGAGCTGCATCAGCTACAAATGGAAATCCATCCTCGGAGTGAACCTCGATATCCATAGCAGTTACATTGATCTTATCACGTTCAAACTTTACTTCGTTCGGAAAGCGATCTGTTATAAATTGAGTAACATAGTTGGTGGTGCCATATATTGGGAAGTTATCAACACCTTCATACTTGCTAATGAAGTTGCGAGCTTCTCGCATGTTATCAAAGGTGACTGGTTGAACAGGATTGTTCTGTAGATTGCGCCAGCCTGTTTTCTTGGATGTGGGAATAAACAAAGTGGGCATGTATGATATTTTCTTCTCGATCCGTTGCCCATCTTCAAATCCTCGATAAAGGATATTGTTACCGTACCGATTTACACTAGTGTAAAA